CAACTAAATACCAAGAGGATTATCCTGAAAAAGTCTTAGAATATATTAAAGAATGTAAAGGTGTGGATGAGCTGCCAACACATGCAGGCTTAGCTGTATCTTTATCGTGTAGCAAAAGAGTTGTAGTAGATTGGGGTGAGAAATATCCTGAATTTCTGCAATCTTTGGGGATTATGTTAAGTGTCCAAGAGGCGATGTTACTTAATAGAGGCTTAAAGAGCGATTACAATAGCACTATAGCCAAATTGATATTGAGCTCAAATCATGGATATAGTGATAAACATGGGGTTGAACACGGCGTATCTAAAGGATTAAAAGAGTTATTGGGTTTAATAGATGGTAGCTCTAAAGGAAAGCTCCCTAACGAAAAAGAGGGCGAAGACGCTAGGCAATAGGTTCTGGCGTTTGAACCATCTTTACTACATTTTGGACGAACAGGGCAAGCAGGTATTGTTTGTTATGAACGCTGTACAGCAGGTGCTCTACTTTGCTCTCTGGTGGCTCAATATCATTCCTAAGAGCCGGCAGCATGGAATAACTACCTTTATCGCTATATTTATGTTAGATGCCTGTCTGTTCAACTCGGACGTCCGGGCTGGAATTATAGCTCATAAGCTGGCCGATGCCAAAAAGATATTCCGGGACAAGATTAGATATGCTTATGATAAGTTGCCGAAGGATTTGAGAGAGGCTCTGCCGCTTACTAAGGACGATGCCTGCGAATTGATGTTCTCGAATAACAGTGGTATATATGTAGGCACATCTATGCGGTCAGGTACTTTGCAATATCTTCACGTTTCAGAATACGGCTGGATATGTACTCACGCGGTTCAAAAAGCTGCGGAGATCAAGGCGGGAGCGTTAGAGACTATCCATGAGAAGGGCATGATATTTATTGAAAGCACATTTGAAGGTCCGAACGGTGATTTTCCCGAGATGTGTGAATTAGCTGAGCAAGTAAGGGCTGCGGGCAGGGATTTAGGGCCCTTGGACTATAAGATACATTTCTTCCCCTGGCATGAAAAATCGAGTAATATAACTGACCCACAGTTTGTTGATGTTTCACCTAAAAACCATATCTATTTTGATAAGTTAGAGAAGGTATTCAAGAAGAAGATTACGCCACCACAAAGGGCATGGTATGTGGGAAAGAAGAAGGTCCTGAAACATCTAATGTTCGGCCAGCATCCATCTACGCTTGAGGAGGCCAGTATTGCAGCTATTGAAGGAGCTTATTATGCCGGTGAAATGGCCCAGACGAGAGAAGAGGGTCGTATATGCCGAGTCCCTCATTTGAGCGCTTATCCAGTCCATACGGTCTGTGATTTAGGTATGGGCGGTAATATGCCGTGGATATTCTTTCAGGTCATTGGCCTTGATGTTCGTATTGTTGATTGCTTTAGCTTGTCTAAAAAGGATGATGTCCGGGGTGGGGCTGCATTCTATAAGAGAATGTTAGATACTAAGCGTAGCCAGCATCACTACAATTACGGTAAGCATTTTTGTCCGTTCGATATCAATAAAGGCGAAATAGGCACAGGCGAGATTATCTATGAAACCTTCAAACAGAACGGCATATTCTTTGAGATACTTGAGCGTGAGACTAATGTATTAGACGGCATACAGAGGCTAACCAACATATTCCCAAGCATTTACATTGATTCAGAGCATTGCCAGGAGCTTATTACCGCCTGGCTGTGTTATCACCGCGAATGGATTGAGAACTTATCAAGATATGACGAGCGGCCCGCCCATGATAAATCAAGCCATTACGCTGATGCCGGCAGGTATTTATCTAAGGTCATTGAGGACAGATTGTATATAATGGACGACCGGCCGAAGAACCTTCAAATGGTAGCTGAGATGGAGTACAGTAGTCTTGGATAAAGAAAAAGAGAGATTTAGATTAATTTTAATAGCTTTGGCTGACCGATTGGGCATCGAGATACCTCCAAAAACATTTAATGATATCTTTGATGAAGTGGCACGGCTGAAAGCGGAAGAGGAATCAAAATGAAAGTACTTAGGATTGAACTGAAAAACATCGACCGTTCATGGACGCGAGAACAATGGAAAGCTATTTCTCGGTGGTTGCGTATGGCGGGCAGTGCAGTTGAGATGGGTATGGATTGGCGGGCGGTTAGAAGTTTCTTGGCCGATGCCGCAACGTTAGGAATAGGAATTATGCCTAATGGACACTGAAGTATTAAAAGCGATATCTGTTTGCCAGCAATGCCACTGGTGGGCTGATTATAGGGGCAAGTGTATCAAACCCGACAACGTGGATTGCCCTCAAGGTGTCCTGCCCCCACAGCAGGAAGTAGCCGAAATGGATTACTTGATATTAGGATAGGAGCTTAAGATATGGGTTCTGGTCAGCCGAAAGCATCGAAACCACCTGCTGTAGCACCGAGGTCGCTACCCCCGGAAGAAATTGGCGCACAGGCGATGAAGGCGGGCGAGGAGGAGGGCCGCAGGCTACGCAGGCGAAGGGGTAGGTGGGCTACACGACTTGCAAGCCCAGACTTAGCTATGGTTCCTGCCACGGTATCGCGGGCGGGATTAAAGACAAAGCTGGGAGGCGGGGGGTAATAAATGGAAACAAGTAAAGAAGACCAATACCGAGCCGAGCAGATAATTCGGCGGTTCGATAAGCTCAAGAGCGACAGGGGGACTTACAATTCTCACGTCCAGGATGTGGCGGAGCGTGTTGTGCCGCGTAAGAGTTATGTAACTGTCAGGCGTCAAAAAGGCGCTAAGACAATAACTTTTAACAGTGAGCTATTTGACGCTACGGCTGTATTTGCCAACCAGTACATGGCGGCGGGGCTGGTGAGTCATTTGTGCCCGCCGAACTCACGATGGCACGCTCTTAAACTACGTAACGAGGAACTCAATAAATCCGAAGCGGTTAAAGAATCGCTCGCTAAAATAGCCACTATTCTGCACGAAGAACTGGCGGCATCTAATTTCTATATGCAAATAAACGAATTATGCCTGGACTTAGGCTGGGCGGGTATGGGTTGCTTAGAGCCGATGAAGGGAACGAAGACGGCCTTGAACTTCAAAACCTATCACATTAGCGAGTATTACATAGCCGAGAACTCCGACCGAATGGTGGACACGATTTATTACAAGTTCAAATTTACCGCTCGTCAGGCGGAGCAGGAGTGGGGTAGAGATAATTTAGGTAAATCGGTATCGGACGCTCTTACGAGCGACAAAAAAGAGGATATGGACAAAGAGTTTTGGTTCATTGAAGAATTAAGGCCTCGGGCCGAATACGATAAATACCCGGCGGTTGGGATTCGCCGAGCGATAGCTTCTACTATCGTAGGCATGAAAGATAAGAATATCATAGCCGAAGACGGCTTTTATGATATGCCTAAGCTTACTCCCCGATGGTTGAAGAATACCAACGAAGTGAACGGCAGGAGCCAGGGCATGTTCGCTTTGCCATGGATTAAGTTAATAAACCAGACCTGGAAGAATATGACACAAGCGATAGAGCTTGGCTTAAGGCCTCCTACATTGACTCCTGATGACGGATTTATAGGCCCTATTAGGTCGGTGCCGGGTGCGTTTTGGCACTATCGGGCAAGTTATGCGTCGAACCCGGACGCTATCAGGCAGCTTAATGTGCAGGGAAATACAAAAGATGCAATGGAATACGTTAAATGGCTTGAGATGAACATAAAGAAGGCGTTTTTTAACGACCTTTTTGTGATGTTGGCGGAACAGACCAAAGCCCAGACTGCTTACGAGATATCACAGAGGATAGAAGAAAAGCACACTATGATAGTCCCGCCGATTGGCAGGTTGCAATCGGAACTATTTAACGGCCTTATTTCGCGGTGCATAGGAATTTTGGGCCGGGCTGGAAGATTGCGAGGTATTATCGCACCTGAGTTAATAGGCCAAGAGTATGAAATCCAATATATAAGTAAACTGGCTTTAGCGTTGCGGATACTCGAGACGCGCAGTGTCACCGCTACTTACGATATAATTGCACCTATAGGAGAGCGTAGCCCACAGGTATTTGATAATTATGATGAGGACAAAATAGCCCGTGGCGTAGGTGAGCGGATGGGAATGCCGCCTGATTTCCTACGCAGCGAAACGGATGTTGAAGAGATAAGAGACGAAAGGGCTGCGTTGGAGCAAGCTATGCAGGCTGTAGAGATGGCGACTGAGGCGGCCAAGGCGGCACCCGGTATCAGTAAGAAGGTCGAAGAAGGTAGTGTTTTGGCCGAAATGGCGGGGGCTGTAGAATGACCATATTTGGCTTATACATAACGACAGCGAAGATTGCGAAGAGAAAAAGTTTACAGTACGAGGCTATAGTAAAGAAAAATGCTAAAGATAATTCGTTTTGGAACAAGATAACGAGCAGATTGCTGCGGGAAAACCATAACTTGAGGATAGCGAGAGGATGACCTGTAAAGACTGTAAATTCTGGGAACCCGCCAAGGGTGCCCCTGTTCTCGCAGAGAATAATGCTAAAGAGCAGGGCGTTTGTCATTGTGAGCCGCCAAAGGCTACGCCTGTGGTTATGCCGGAAGTCAATAAGATTACCGGCCAGGTGATACCGCGAATAGTAGAGTTTACCGTATGGCCTATAACATTTTCGGAGGGTTGGTGCGGTAAGTTCGAAAAAGCCGAAGTGGTTGAGGAGGTCGCAATATGAGTGACGGCAAAGGCGAAGCTGGTAAAGGTGACAGGTACAGGAAATTAGACCTAAATAAGTACGGTAAAAATTACGATAGGATATTCGGAAAGATGAGATGCAAGGACTGTGGAAGGCCGGTAAGGTTTGTTCCTGAACATATTCCACAGAAAGGTAACACCAATCCTTGTGGAAAGGTTGTATTGTAAATGGACGAAAAAGCAAAACAGCTAATTCTTGATTATCAGGCAACATTTGGCACTGATACGGCCAAGCGGGTATATGATAGCATTAAGACTATGAGTTATTGCGACCGTCCCGACCTTTTTGTGGCCGGTCAATCTGATGTAACAACGTATCGACTGGGTATGCGTGGGCTTTTTTTGTGCATAAAAGGAATGATAGAGGCCGACCCAAACGCCAAGCGACAGGAGGCCGCAGAGGAGGAGCCTTATGCCCTTGACTAAAAAAGGTAGGAAAATCAAAGCTTCTATGGTAAAACAGTATGGAAAGAAAAAAGGGCATAGCGTATTCTATGCCTCCCAGCGCAAAGGAACTATAACAGGAACGCATAAGTAAACGAAAGGAATCAAAATGACGGAATTGCAGGTATTAAAGAAAAAGAAAAAGGACGGTAAGGCTACGGCTGAGGATTTGGTTCGTCTGAAACAGCTACAAGACGGTGAGCCGTTATCTGCCGCCGATTTGGAAGTGGCCAAGCAGCGCGAGGCGGACAGGGAGGCCAAAGATAAGGCGGATTTTGCGGCCAAGCAAGCGGCAAAAGTTCATGCTATGCAAGCGGAACAGCCGGTGACGCCGCAGCCGGCGACAAAGCTCGATATTCCCGCTGACCATCCTCGTATCGCGGCCATCAAGCAGGCATTAATGCCATTCACTCAGATTGAGTGTCATTCTTCGCGGCAGGATGAGTTTATCTTGTTCACGCGGGGTATAAGCATTACTGCCGGCGATGTACGCAAGGCCTGTGAAGCGATGAAACTTTAAGGAAAGGAATCAAGTAATGGAACCAGTAACAGCAGAACAAATTTTAGGTGAAGATGGTGCTCTTCAGGATGACTGGCAAGCGCTGGCTTTTCCCGACGATACCGACCCGCACAAGACCGACCAGACGTTAGCGAACATCAAGGATATTCGGTCTATGGCCCGTCAGGTTGTTAGCGGCGAATCCCAGATAGGCAAACTGACCAGTGGCCGCGACTTCGCAATTCTACCGAATGAGAACGCGGACAAGGACTCGGATGAGTACAAAACAGAGGTGAAGGCATACAGGGCAAAAGTGGGTGTGCCGCCTGAATCGACCGGATATAAGCTCAATGATATACCGTTACCCGAAGGTATACCGAAGGATGAAAAACTTGCTTTGCACATGGAAGGCGTCTTGCATGAAGCCGGTGCGTCCGCCGCGGTAGCCGCTGCCGTTCATAAGGGTTATGTGGATTATATCAAGAGCGCCTTAGAAGCGGTGGCTACACAGGAGAAGATTGACGACCAAGAGGCAAACACGGGTTTAAGAAAGACCCTGGGTGCTACTTATGAATCGACGATGGCGCTGGCGACTTCCGCCATTAACGCTTTCGGTAACAAGATAGACCCGGAGGAATCGGCTAAGATGATAAAGGAATTGCCTTACGATGCTTTTGGCACTCAATTTTTAGCTGCCATTGGTGCTGCTATTGCCGAGACGCCTTTGGGTCAAAAACCCGCTGAGCCTACAGGTGCAATGACTCCCGCTGATGCAAAGTCGGAGTTTAACAAATTAGCAAGTGACCCGTATTACATTACGAGTTCCCCGCCAGGTAAGCCGAAGAACATAGTGTATCACGACGAACTTATCGAGAAGGGTACGAAATTGCTTGAAATAGTGACAGCGACATGACGAAAAGAGCAGATAGATTAAAGAGGCGATATATCGGTGAAAGTGATCCTGCAGAAAGGAAAAAGATTAAGAGCGATTTGGACAAAATGCCCTTATCAGGAAGCGAGTTGGCCCAAGTCCAACAAAGAGAACATAACAGGAATCAACGGGACATAAAGGAGTTCCGAGAAAAAAGATAAATCCGAGTGGCCCGCAAGGGTTCGGTTGACCGGCTGAAAAGCAGCCCGCCGATAGCAGGCGTAAAACGATAAGTGAAGTCTGAGGGAACTCAGGTGGCTTCTCTGAATAAAGCGTTTTATTAACTTTAATTAGGAGAAACCATTATGAGTTTCGAAGTAACAGTAGCACAAGTTGAACAGTACAGGTCAGCCATCCTGTTACTGAGTCAGCAGAAAGTAAGTCGTCTGCGGCTAACTTGTCAGGAGGAATCGGTCGTAGGCCGTACCTTCTACGGTGAGCGTATCGGCGCGACCGCAGGCCAGGACATTGAAGAGCGTCACGGCGACACCCCGCTAAACTCCACTCCTCATTCAAGACGGCGTGGAACGATGGTTGACTGGGATGTAGCCGACCTTATTGATGAGATGGACACGATAAAGATGCTCATCGACCCCGAAGGCAAATATGTCCAGAACTTCATCGCAGCCGCAAACCGCAGAATCGACAAGCACATTTACGATGCACTTGGCGGTACTGCCGCCGCGGGTCAGTCTGGCGGGACTACGATTAACAACTATGACGTGGATGAGTGCCGTTTGGTTCGTTCTGATGGCAACGTAGAAACTGCCGGGAGCGACCATACGGCGGCCACATCGACGGCATTGACTATTGCCAAACTATTGACGTGCAAACAACTGCTTGACGAGGGCGATATCGACCCTGAGCGCCAGAGGTATTTCTGTCATAACCCGTACAATATGGCCCAGCTTTTGAATCTTACCGAGGTCAAGAGTGCGGATTACAACACAGTCAAGGCATTGGCTCACGGCGACATTGATACCTTCATGGCCTTCAAGTTCCTCCAACTCCAAGACTACAAGGATGCCACTAAGGGTCATCTGGCCGATTGTGACCAGGAGACTGCGGACGAGGCCGTTGAGTGTTATGCCTGGGCTCAAGGTGCGGTGAAGTTGGGCGTTGGCAAAGAGATTACGACCAGTATAGACAAACGTCCCGATAAGCGCAATTCCCAACAGGTTTACATGAGACATAGCTTCGGCGCAGTCAGAGTCGAAGGCCCGGCGGTTGTTGAAATTGCACTCAAGAAAAAGGTATAGAAAGGAACTTAACTATGGAACAGAATGGGGTAAATGTAGAAAGAAGTGGATATACAAAAGGCCCGATTATAGCTCCTTCAAGACCGACAACTATGCCTTGGGAAATCTCTGCATCACAAGAGTTCGACCTTGGTACAATGTTGGAGTTAAGCGATGGCCGCAGATACGCCTACACTTTGGCGGGTGCGACAATAGGTGCCGGCCTACTTGCTCAGAGTGCCTTGTACGCTGGTTCCGTCGCAACTGTGCAGCATGATTTAACTCCAGTTGCTGCTGCGATTGGAGCGACATCGGTTTTTATCACCACGGTAACGGATGCAACGGTAAAGAATTTGTTCAAGGGCGGTTATATCGTAGTCTCTGACGGCGGCGGTACAATCGGTCAGGGCGAGATGTACGGTTGTATCGGTAACGCAGCAGGCGCGGCAGGTTCGTTAAGGTTCGACCTTGACCGGCCGCTAACGACCGCCTGGACAACTTCGACGAGATTATGTCTGCATGTCAATCCGTATTCAAAGGCAATCGTGGCACCAGTTACGACACCGACGGGTTTTGCCCTTGGTATCCCGAACGTCTCGCTAACGAACGCTTACTATGGTTGGTTACAGACTTGGGGATGGTGCAACTCGTTGAATAAAACGGCTTTGACGATGGGCACTTCGGTCATTCAGGACCTTGGAGCAGCCGGTTCAACTGGTATTAGTGGTGGTTCGGAAGCAGAAACCGTACTCGGTCGTGCTGGTGTCGTCGTAGATACCACTGATTCGGGGCTAATTTTCTTACAGTTAGCTTAATTAGGAGATTTGTTATGAGTTCACCAAGATTCGGGTTGTCTAACGGCCCTATCTATCCCGGCACTGATGTGCGCGACCATACGGGGATATTGAATCTGGACGTTTACGCAGTCGAGGCCACGCAGAGGTTTGTTTACGGCACTCGTTACCTGACGTGGGATGGTAGGGTCTTCCGTTACTCAAAGTCCCATGACGCATGTGATACTTACAAGGCCAACGCGTTTTTCAACGCTATACCTGCAACTGGTATTGATTATGCGAGTGTAGCGGCAGGTGCAGCTGCGGGCGACAAATCTGTTATACTGGATAATGGCTCCACCGTTGCACAAACATTAAATGGTTTGGCTGGCGGAACTATCGTCATAACCGAAGATGATAACGCCACTGTGCAGCAAAGAGGTATAACCGGCAATACGATTGCGGCCAAATCGGCTGAGTGTACTATTTATCTTGACGCACCGCTTAATGCCGCCATAACTACGGCGGCGTGGTCTGCCTATTGTATGCCATCACCGTATTCTGCTGTTACAAAAACCCATATAAGCGCTATTGAAGGTGGTGCTGGTAAAGGCAGAGTCAGTTTCTGTGGCTATGCTGCTGCTGCGGTTACTGTGGCCGATAGGTATCACTGGGAACAAACCTGGGGGCCTATCTCAGCGTCTTTGTATGGTTCTGCTGTTGGTAAAACTCAGTACATGCGAGAGGTTGTTTTCCGTTATGACGGAAATCTTATCCATCGCGGCGCTTCCGGTATAACCGGATTAGAAGCGCAAACAGCAGGCTTCATTATGGACAACAACACGGCAAACAATGGTGCCACTATCGTAATGCTGCAAATCAGTATCTAAAGGTAGCTATGGAATTAGTGCCGGGAAATGTTACCGAAAAAGATTTGAAAGACGAGGTAAATAAGCGGAGCGCTAAGGCGGGTTATACGACCCGCTTTGGCGAACCGCCTTATGCCACAAAGATTCAAACGACCGTCTCATTTGGTAAAGAAAGGTTGAATGTATGGCCGAGAAACGAAAACGGCCAACTGATTGATTAAGGGCGGGGGCGGTTTGGCTTTTGATTCCTTACTGGCCCCTGCCCGATACTTGAAAGGCAATAGTTGAGGAACCCGACTGATATTTTATACGGTTTTGTGTTCTGGCTATCCGAGTGCCCGAATAGGGTTTACGAGATAGGCAGGGCCGTACTGCAAGGCCATATTCATAAGGAATTAGCGAAGTTCTGTAAAGAAAACGACCTGCCGCCGCTTAGTGACGACTGGCAGGAAAAGACGAAGAAACCTGATTATAGTTAGGAGATAAATCATGGCGTTAGATGCAAGTGGCACACCGCAATTAGTATCCAGTCTTCCAGTAAGCGCTGTTATATCGGCGATAAGCGGCTATGAGGCGAATGCCTCGACCGCCGTTGAGGTTGTAGCTGCCCCGGGTGCCAGGAAAGCTATTTATCTTCTCGAGGCGATCCTGACCTGCAACGATGACGATGCGGCCCCTGTTTTGCAGGACGAAGATGATAATTATTTGTTCGGCCCGTTTTACGCAATGGCGGCAGGCCCACTCTTTATTCATAAAAAGTGGGAACAGCCACGGATATTAAAGTTGGTTACGAACAAGGCATTGGAGATTAAAGCCGGGGGTGCCGGGAGTATATCTTTGTATCTTGAGTATGCCATCGGCCCTGCATCGTAAGGAGATAAATAATGCCGAGCGAGACCGATATTTGCAATATGGCACTTATGAAGACCGGCAGCAAGGGGACGATAAGCTCCCTTAAGACCGACTCATCTAGTAAGGGCGATTTGTGCAGAACGTTTTATGCTTCCGTCAGGGACGCGGTACTAAGAAGTCATCCGTGGAATTGTGCTATACACCGTAGAACGATAACTCCCATGTCAGATTCTCCCGATTCCGATTACGATTACCAATACCAGCTACCGGCAAATCCATGGTGCCTGCGTATACTTCAGGTGGGCGAACTCGAAGACCAGCCTATTGTTTGGCGGGTAGAGGGCAGAAGACTTTTATGTAACGAATCGAGCACTCCTATTGTCTATATCAAGCGGATTACCGATACCAATGAATTTGACCCGCTTCTACTTGACGCATTTACTCTAAAGTTGGCATTAAAACTGGTAATGCCGCTTACAGGCGACCCGAAGATGCAAAAAGGGCTTATCGACGAGATAGAGACAATCTCTCTGCCTGAAGCGAGGTCGGTAGACGGACAAGAGGGCAGTGTGCAGCAGATGGAAACCGATACCTGGATAGAGAGTAGGTTTTAATGGCGATAACGACTGAAGAAAACAGAACAGCCGAGCTAACGACTGATGGAGTTGTCGAGGATTTCGATTTCGATATGGTCATTCATGGCGATGATTGGCTTGAGGTTTATTTCAAAGCCACAGGTGGTAGTTACGAGCTGCTTACTCTCAATACCGATTACAGCGTGGTATTTACCGAATACGGGGGTACGGTTAGCACTGATGGTTATACTGCGCCTTTGGTGGCGGGGGAGTTACTGATTATTCGGCACCCACCGGGCGAGATGCAGACTAATTGGTTTTATAATGACAATCATTCCGGGCAGCAGCATCAAGACGATTTTGACCATAGCGCTACACGATACTTGTACTTATTGGAGTTAATACAAAGGGCGCTCAGATTCGCCGTTCACTCGTCAACAAAGAATATCATACTGCCCGAACCGGAAGCAAATTTACTATTAGGCTGGACCGGTGGGGCTGACGGTATTGAGAATAAGACACCTGACGCATTAGGTTTGACCGCAGCACTTAGCGATTTAACTGACGTAGATATTAGCGACCCGTCAGACGGCGATATGATACAATATGACGGCAGTGCATGGAAAAAAGTCACTTCAATAGCTATCGATTCAGCGGAACTATTGAAATCCGGCAATAATCCAGGCGACAACGGTAACTGCCGATTCAAAGTAAGTGGAAATTTGTTAATTATTGAAGCAAGGGTAGGTGGCGCATGGGTAGCGACCGGATGGGAACACACAATAGCGTAAAGATAACGATAGTATGCTTGTTACTATTGTTCGTATGTGCTGCGCCGGTAGGCGAGCATAAGTTCAAGAAGAAGGTCGA